TGCTGACATTGACTTACCAAACAGCGCAGACATAAAAGCCGCTATATAGCCGGTCACCGTGGCCAACGCAGACATAAGCGCATTAAGTGCGGGCATGATTGCCTGAAAGATAGGTGTAAATGCTGTGGCCAAATTAGAGCGTATCTGATTTAAACTGTTTGCAAACGCAGTATTTGTCATAAGGGTAGCCCCAATGTTTTGAGCGAGTGCCATAATGCCTCGGCTCACTAGGGGGAAGATCAGCGAGAAAATCGTAAACGACTTAATCAGCTGACCTACGCCCATATGAGCGCGCCCCATACCGTTTGAGGCCTTTTTACTGGCTGACCCTATACCAAGCAATCGGCTTGCAAAAGACGCCGCATGCTGTCCTGCTGATTTTAGCCCATTACCGAATTTCCGTGTTATCGTAGACGCTAAGGCCTTGCCTGCGCGTTTCGCGCTATTTGTTATACGTTCCAATCCTGTAATGAGACTGTTTAAGGTTACGCCTGCTACCTTACCTTTTAAACCACCGATGCTTTTAGCATAATATTCAACTGCAGCTCTTGCTTTGTTGAATGCTCCGGACGTAGATGCCACCTTATTAGCAATAGACGTGAATCCATCTGCGGTAGATACAGGCAATGCCAATTCAGGAAAATCAGGAAATTTAATAGGCATCTGAGATTCTTGCAGATCATTAAATGCCGCTTTCATATTCATTAGATTCGATTCATTACCGGAAATAGCTTTTTTTAAATTTGCTATCTTAGAAGTAAGAGTCGTTATCGCACGCCCTGTGTCTACCCCGGATAGTTGTTCTAAGTGCATTTTCAGATATTTTATATCCCCAACACATTTTTGGATTTCAGATTCAACACTCTTTAACTGATCATTCAAGGCTATTTTCCCGGATATTGTGGTTGCTTCTCTCATAGCCTTCTTCATTCCTGCAGCTGTTTCGGTAAGCTCTTTTATTCTTTGTTGATTCTGAGCAATCTCGTTACGTATAGTAGCGAAGCTGCTACGGATTTCATTCACATTGTCAAGCTCATCATAATACTGTTGTAGTTGTGCTTTTTGAGAAGAAACCTTTTCCGTGGTGACAGAAATCTGATTACTGATATTTGCCATTTGCGCTTGTACAGAAGCAGTATCCATCGTCATTTTTGGTATTTTTATCTTGGGTATGGATACCGGAGGTCCCCTCACACTAGGACCTTGTGAGGCTGTTGTACTTGGCTCTGTGTCGTTCTGAGCCTTCTGATAAGGCATCTGCACACCAGACATTTGCTTGACCATGCCCGCCATCTGCTCAACAAAAGCCTGCATTTCAAACTTTGTACGATCGAGTGTAGCCTTTACAGATTCATTCATCTTGTCAAGACTTGCCACAAGAGACTGCCTAAGGTTTTTAAACATATCCCCGCTCATAGCGTCTACCTGCTTACGTATCCGGTCAGCTATCTTACTCGACTCTGCCTGTATGTCTTTGTCAAGGTCTGACTTTATCTCCAGATCCATTTGTATAGACCCTGCACTTGTTGCTCCCACATCATCACCTGCCTTTCTAAAAATAAAAAGGCTATGCTGCCATAGACTTAAACATAGCCTTCATTTGCTTCATAACTTCGTTTTTATTTGACTGTTTCAGCACCTGCTGCATTTGACGGTTACGCCATATATTACGGATACGATGCTGTTCTGGTGTAAAATGCTGCAAGATATCGTCATCATCCTCAGAACGTATTTTGATTATTTGACCTAGTGGCGTTTCCGGCATAATTCCCGATAGTAGAGTTACAAACTCACGCCACTCCATGTCATCATCGCCGACAGCAAATAAATCCTTGGATGGGTACTGCATAGCGAATGATGCTTCAATCAAATCCCAGTCCTCGAATATATCATACCAATGGTCAGTTACTTTTTTTCTGTCTTTTCCTCTTTTTCAAAGCCTGTATCTTCGTCTCCGATTGCGGCCATGATGACCTCAATGATATCCTGGACAACCGCAAAGGTGTAATCTTGCTCGGCAATGTAAGCAGCCGCTTCTTCGCCGAGCCCCATCTTTATGATATGGTCCATCATCTCCATATCTTTTACAGGGTCTGATTCTTCCTTTCCTCTTTTTTCCGTTTTCCGGATATATGCCATCATGCACAAGACATTAGTCTTTTTCGTGTTGATCGGATACTTGTGCTCATCATCTAATACCACTGTTGGCTTTTCATTACGGCGTTTTAAACGCTCAATGATATTGTATTCTCGTGCCATAACTTGCCTCCTAAGACCCAGCAGGTACACTAGGCGCCTCTGTAAATACAGGTTTACCATCAACGATCATGTCAAACTCCAATGGAGCTACATCCTGAGCCTCGCCGCCAAGGAATGACTTAATGTCAATCACGCAGTTAAACTCTAATTTCGAGCCATCAGGAAAATCCACAGATGCTTTCGTCGTGCAGTCCAAACCATCCTTAAAGGTAATGGATGAAACGTAGTCATTCCCTGGATCACCGACATTACGCTTTCCTTTTAAAGAAATCGTTAACCCTTTCCCGGTCATCAATGCTCTGCTCCATCCCGCCATGTCCAAGGTACTCCACTTCTGCGTATTTCCCTCGATGGCCAGCGAAAACGATTCCATATCTTTAATGGTCACCATTTCTTCTTCTGTACTAGCCAATCCCTTGATACCGATTTTGAAGCCCAAATCAAATACAGGGAAAGCCCCTGATTTTACTTTTGCCATAAATTACTCCTTTCGCTCGTATGTGAGCCATGTTTCAATTACATATTCGTATATCCCATTTGTATCAGCCCCCACACTTATGGGTTCGTCGCTCCTCATATCACATTTAACAATTCGATACCCACCAATGACCGGCTGCTGCCCGTAAAAAAGAGCATGTATGCTTTGGGCTACACGCTCAGTTTCGTCGGGATTTTTTGACCAATGCACTACGATAGATATGCCCTTGACAGCTGTTGTAGTGTTTTGCAGGCCGCCTACAGCTAATACGCTGCGATTGCTCGTTAGATTGCGCACACAGACCGTTTTATCCTTAGATACATCATAGGTACCTATCTTCCAGACATCCGCTGAGACCTGTGTTTTGAGCCAGTCCTTGACGTCTTTTAAAGTCATCATGTGATAAGCCCTCCACTTTCTTGTCGTAGAAATTCGCAGTAAGTATCGATGACCCACTGCTTGCCCTCGCCATCTAGGTAGTAATCCATCCAATGATCTTGTGCGTTGACATTTTGTGTGCGCTGAAACGTTGCACCGTCAAGGTTAAAATACCAGCGTCTTGCATACGGCGTGTCATAGACAATCGCATAAACAAAATCCCTAACTTGCTCTACATATCCACTCTTATATTTCTCACTACCTTGTTCTAGCTGTCCTGTTTCTTTTGGCACAACGGCGCGGCTTACAATATCCGAGCACATAGCCTCTGCGGTCAGCTCTAAAGCGCGTTCTTTGGCCTTATTCAGCTGTGCCATCGCCTCCCGATTGATTTTAACTTTTACGCTTTTAACCCTCATAACAAATCAACCTCCGTGCTGTAGATAACGCCTAGTAGTTTTGGCTTTCGCACAGCGTATACCTGCTTGCACTCCGTGCCAATCTGTACAAAGCCCTGAAAAGCTATCTTGCCATCCAGAGCCTGTACATCGCCATGTATGATAAGCATACCACTGAGGGATATCTGCTTACTGTCTTTGCCGTATACAATCTTTGACTTTTCGTCGTAGATTGCCAATCCGTCATATAACACAACTGGTATAGGTCCCTGGTCCTCTGTGTCCTGCTCCTGATATACGACAACGTGTGTCGTAGCCTCGTGGGAGGGAAAAGGGAAAGGGCTCGCAATTACAACACCAGGCATCTGAGTCCTGTATCCTCTAAGAGGTTGATTATCTCTTGCGTAGTGCTGATACCGCCGTAGGTTACATTGGCCATCTCAACTTTTGTGCTGCCTGCGCTATAGCCTTTTAGCGGACTATTGATATACGGACCATACTGCTTGATATAATCGGCCTGTAGGCAGACAGCACGTTTTATGAGCGCTTGCTGATAGGGTGAGAGATTGCTGTAACCTTTACCCTTAATGCGGCCAAAACAAAGGTGGTCGATGCTGTACTCCGCATCTTTTAAGGCCTTGGGTAGCTCGTCTTGTGATATGAGGGTACCGCTGTAATC